ACACAATCTATCGAATCAACGAACATCACGGCTACGTCTAATTTCAACACTCCAAGTGCAAATGTCAGCACAATCAATAGTTCTGTCAGCCGTTCTAGGTCAGTCAATACATTTAGTTTTAATTTAAGCGATCAATCATCGTCGGCTCAATCTATGACGATGAACCGAGATGGTGGGACCGTGAATATTGTAAATAATGCGGGTAGGATTGTATTCAATACAAATACAAACTCCACCAATAGAGCATTAATAATGGATTCTAATAATTTAATACAAACAGAAAGTATACAAAATGCTGGAAGTTTTGAAAGTAGAAATATATCTACAGATGAAAATGTATCGGTAGGCGGTTCTTTGTCCGTGACCGGTTCAATCGAAGGTTACCAAAAATTGCTTGTGGCCGGAAAGAATATATCTGTCGTTGGAAATACCGTGAATGTTACAGACGAAATTGAATGCGATGAGTTAGACGCCGACCAAATATATACGGTTAATCTATCTTCAAGTGCGTTAGATACAGACAGCATCACCACCGGTACCATCACCTCATTTCAATATAACATAAGCGATACTGCAGACGACGCAGAAGCATCCTTCCTTTTTAGAAATGGAGATACAACACGCTTTATACATACAGGAGGACGGCTTCGTTTTGAATGCGATGAATTACAAACATCTGGAGTTGCTAATTTATCTACCATTAATTCCTCTATTGTGAATGGTGCGAATTTATCTACCGCCACTATGGTATTTACCTCGGACTTTAATTTACAAAGTTTCGGAAATGTATTAAGTCTAACGAAACCATTACTGAGTGTTGATGAAGTTGTAGCGGGCTTGGCAAGCAAAGATGTAGTTACCAACAGTTTGAATACGAGTTCGTTGAACGTAGATGGTATAACCAGTTTAGACTTGGTTTCTGTATCTTTAGGATTAACCTCAAACAATAATAATTTATTCAATATCAATTCGGGTGGAACAACAAATATAAGCCAAGGTAATTTTAGTAGCATTAATTCCTCTAATATAGTAGGATACCAACAGACGCTTCAAGCGGGTTCAAACATAACCATCGATGGGAATACTATATCGACTACAACCGCCGCGAATTTTTCCAGCCTAAACGCCGAATTTATAAATAGTAACAACGTTGTAAATGTGAGTGAAATTATTGGAGCCGACTGTGACTTTGGCTCTGGGTATATCCAGTCGTTCGAATCGGTACTTATTAACGCCTCCTATTTAAACTTAGACGAAGATTTAAATGCCTCCGTTGTGAATGCATCTCAAATCAACGCCTCTAATATTAGCGGGTATCAACAGACGCTTCTAGCTGGTTCAAATATATCCATCGCTGGAAATACCCTATCAACTACAGCCGAGACAAACTTTTCCACGGTCAATACAAGCAATTTAAATTCTCTCATTCTCTTCGTGGAAGGATATGTTTCGATAGGTGGAATAATTTCTGCTCCACTTCAACCTTGTTTTAAGTTAAAATGTAACAGCACGACAGTAAGTAGTGTTGATACTAATGTTAATTATAACGGAATCGTTATAGATAATCATTCGGGATATGATATTGGTGCTCGTCATTATGTTATTCCAGTTGCTGGGAATTGGTTTATTTATTATGGTTTCCAATCACAAGGTGTTCCTTTTGTAGTGGAATTGCAGCAAAACGGCAATATACGCGACCGTTGTCAAATAAGTAATATGAACCCTACCTTATCAGACCCTGCGGTAGGTCCTAACATATTTAATACCGTTGGTGCAAAAGCAAGCGTTATACTGCCTTGTTTAGTTGGTGATATTATAAGAATTAGAGTAACGAGTGGAGCTGTTCGTACTGGTTCCGTTGCCGAGTTTTCGTCCTTCGGTGGGTTTATGATTGGATAAAATAAAAAAAATATATACCTATAGTATATGGATTATAGCAAAATATTAACAAAGTATTATCTTAATTATTCTTGGAGTTGTGGTGATACCTACGATACTTTAGAGTGGTATGATACGACGATTCCGAAACCAACGGAAGAAGAACTAGAGTTAAAATACGATGACTTGCTTTTAGATAATATGAGAGAAGAGCGTAATGCATTATTACGAGAGAGTGACTTCAGGGTCGTAGCCGATTACCCAAATAGAAAAGCGTGGTTAGCCTATAGAAGAGAGCTGAGAAACTTCCCATCTATTTGGGTAGAAGGAATGCCATTTCCAACCCCACCAATTGATTTAAAAAATTGATTTAAATAATTGATTTTATTAGAATACAATAGAATGGGACGCAAACAAGATTTTTCCAACTCCGTTATCTACCATATTAGACATATGGAAAGCAAAGAAGTCGTTTATGTGGGCTCCACTACTAATTTTTCTGAAAGAAAGAGAAAGCATAAATATAATTACAACAACGAAGGCAACCATTTTAAATACCCTATTTATTGTCATATTAGGGATAATGGAGGGTTTAATTGCTTTGAAGTAATACCTATACAATCATTAAAATTAGAGAATAAGACAGAGTTATTAATTGCCGAACAAGAAGAAATCAATAGACATCACACTTTAGTGAATAGGAATAAAGCGTATATAACTATAGAAGAACGCAAAGAACACGATAAAAAATATAAAAAACATTATTATCAAGAAAATAAGGAAATTATAAATGAAAAAAATAAAGAATATCAAAAAGAATACCGTGAAGAACATAAAGAAATTATAAATGAAAAACAAAAGCAACCAGTTAAGTGTCCTATTTGTAATTCTACCGTAGCACGAGTTTGTTTAAAAAGGCACCAACGCTCCAACAAATGCCAAGAATATCTTAACAAATAATATATACACCTATATAAATGTATATATTAATCATTTTTAGCGACCAAGAATGTAAAAAACTAAATGCTATTTGGCTCTATGATAGTGTCAAAGAGTTGATGGCCAATACTAAAAACATTATAAAATATAATGACATAAATCGTAAAACAAGGATCTACAAGACGGCCAAAAGCTTTTTTCGCGTATTGAAAATATCAAGTGAAGATAGGAAAAAGTATTTTAAATAAATATAAAATCTAGTACTATATTATAATGCCGTCAAAATATCTATTTTTAGAAAATGCTAACCGCAATTTAAGTGTTTGGAATAATCTGCCAACATTGTCGCAATCTTCTCGTGAATGCTATATAAGTGCGTCTTCCGTTAAATTAATTTTTGATGATGGACCGCTCTTTTATGCCGTGAAACTTAAAATAGATTTACCAGTAATGAACTATGCATCGTCATCAAATAGTACTCCCGTGATTGCTATGTTGTCACAAGGAACAAATAACATTACTTCAGAGGGAACAACAGAAAATAAAGTATTTGAACTTATCCACGCCGACCAGATACATTTATTTAGCAACGATAATCTTAAACGAGCAAAATTTGTATTGGAAGACGAAGATGGTACCGAGATTGTATTAGATGCTGACGATAAATTAGATATTATGCTAAAATTAGATTACATTGACCAAGCTGCTATAGCAAACCAATATATTAGCGAAATACCTAAGCATCTTTAGAGAGCATCTTATATTATTCTTTATAATTCATCTATTCTATTTTTTAATTCAATTTCACTTGATTCAATAGAACTATCACTACTAGACGGGGGATAATTGCCTTCATTAATGGATTGAATATTATTAAAATACTTTTGTTCTTGCTTCATAATAGATATGAGATTTTTATGACTTTGAATCAAGAATTTCTTACGAATATCAGGATATAAACTGGTTTCCAACTTCTCTAGGGACTCGTGATATTCTTTCATTAAATTAGGTGTTATGTCGTCTTCGTTTCTTGCGTTGGTAAGCGTATGCGTTAATAAGGATTGGCTTTGTAATATTATTTCCATTTGTGAAGGAAAGTTTTTGAATTTAATGAGTGCAGAGATACACGCAATAATAGAGGACAAAGCAATAGGCACTAAGTCCACCACATTAGAATTCCAACCCATACGTAGTTTTATGGATTCAAACATACCAGTCAATAAAGACGTCACAATAACACATTTGTTCCAATTATCACTTTCTATTTTTAAGTTTTCGTGTGCTAAAGATAGGGCATCTCTTCTGCTACGCAAGTCGTTTATAATCATAGAGAGAGAGTGTTTTTGCATAACATATACAAATAAAAAATTGTATATGTTATTATTGTTTAGGGGAGGTTCGCCGATGGTTCTGTAGCGTCTCTTTTAATTAGAAGTGAATACTTGATTTACTAACTATTATTATTATTATTATATTATTATTATTATTTTTTACAGGGAAGGAAGGAATATAGAATATATTCCAAAGGGGTAGAAGGGGGATGTGACAAATGTGACAAATCCTGCCCCAAATATGACAAAGTAGCCCATGAGAGGAGATTTTAAATATACTTTACCGAAATAGGGGCAGAATTTGTCACATTTGTCACACCTTATGGTTGGTGGCCTAACTCCTCATCGTCCGTATCACAATCGTCGGGCGGTTTCAATTTAAGCCCGTGTATGCGTTCGCAATTTACAAATTTTCCAGCAACCCTCACTCTGTCGTTACGAAATTGTCTCTTCAAAACGATATGGTTGCTAATCAATTCGCTAAATGCATTCTTGTTAAGGTTTCTTTTCTCTAATTTAGTAAGGTTAGAATATAAATCACTTGCTTTGTATAAGTCAAAGACATCTTTCACCTTCACATACTCGCTATTGTCTGCCGTTGTTTCATAATTTTCCATCATCCAACCATACATCTCGTCACTCCCTAATACATATTGTTTGCTTAAATTCTTAATACGCTCGGGGATGTAAAGCTTTGCAGGTGCATTATCCAAAATATAGTGAAAGAAAGCACACGAATGTTCTATTTGCCATACCTCGGTCTTGTATTCTAAATTGCCTTGGTAGATGCCCTTACTTTCATCTACGTCGTCAGGATTAGACACGAATGTGCTCTCAAAAGGAATATCCACGATACGCTCCAGCACACTGGTATCCATGCGTCCGCTCAACAATAGTTTCTTGTTTAATTCAATTATCAAAACCATCCACAACAAAGTGGTAGTAACTCCACAGTATAAACCACGAGCAGCGATTTCAGAACAACCCGTTAATTCTTTCGCAAAACCAGTTTGTATTTTACAACCATCTTCAGGTTCGCTACTGACTACCATACGCATTTTATGTAAGTTTGCCAGTTCTGGATTAGCACCAGTTTTTTTAACTTCTTTGGTTAAAACCTCAATTGACATTTTGTAAGCGTATTGTCCCAGCAATTTAAATGCAAGTTCGTTTATCAAACCCTTGCCATTTCTGCCTTGGCCGTTTGCAATAAATAATTTCTCTGGATGTTCTCCCGAAAGGCACAATCTTAACACACTCAAATAACACTTACCTACTTCAGGGTCAGGAAAGATACTATTAAATACTTTCGCGACCGTTGCTATTTGTGTATCGGTAGGTTTAACATAATCACGTCCAGTATTCTGTGTTATATAATCTTCTTTTTTAATATCGTAAGGCAATCCAGTCTTCAAGTCAAAAGCTTTATTTTTAAACGCAAATATATATGGTTTATTATCAAATATATCTTCAGTATCACAGTGTTCGCTATACATTTTATCCATAACAAAACTGGTAACATTACTGAGTTTATTTCTTTTACACATTTCTGCAATATAACGAGCAGTATCTGATATTTTGGTTACAATCCCATTACTCTCTACATTAATCAAAATTTTCTGAAAATGAACTCGGAGCGTATCTCCAATCATAGTTCGCAAAATATGCGGTTCGTTTTTATCCACAATTCTCCACATATTTTTATAATACAAATACATAGTGTTGTTAGATACGATACAACAGTCTCCCGCCAGTTCCCAAAATAATTCCGAATAATCTTTTTCCGATGGAGCGGTTGGAAATGGTTCTTTAGTCAGTCTCCAATATTCGGCAGAATTAGACAAATTAGCATAATAACGGATGGTGCCATTCCCAGTAGTAATTTCTTCAGCAGAATATTGAGCCCACGCAGTATCAAAGCCATTTTCCGTATAGCGTTCGCTTTGAGACGACCACTCACGTGCATCTTCTTCGGTAAATCCACATCTCTTCATAGCAAACAGAATTTTCAACCAATCGCTTCTGTTATCACAATATTTCACATCAATTAAATCCACCAAATCCATTAGCAGGGCTAAATTGTTTGAATTTTCAGTTTTCTTTTCAGTTTTCTTTTCTGCTTTCTTTTTTGTGAATTTTTCTTTTTTAATGCATTTCTTAAATTGTTCTGGGTAAATGTAACAGGGAAATTCACTCGTCCATCCTTTCCCTACTCTTTCAAATACCTTCTCTCCAAGAAAGTCCATTTGACACAGATTACTACAATCTACTATGTTTTTTTTATACGCATCAGGCTTCTCTTTTGGAAATTCAACCCATACGTGGAACCCTTTTGTGTTACCTTTTGTTGTCATAGAATCTATACCGGTATCATTATACAATTGTTCTAGCGTATAATCGTCAGTATCAATATCCACCACGGCGTATCTCGTGTCTTTCAAGTAGTAGCAACAAGAGATATATTGGTTAGGACCCTTTTTAAATTCGCATTCTTCTAGCGACCACTTTAATCCTACACCTTCAGGTCCAAAGGCGTGTTTAACATTTGGTAGTAAAATGTATTCGTGAGGGATGTTATCGGTTAGAAAGTTTGGTTGTGTCATCTTATATATAAGGGTAAGAGTATTTTTTATACCGTTTTAACGAATCTATTTCAATTTTCTAAGAATAGATTTGGGTCAATATTCCTAAACTGTTTAATTATCTGGTTCCAATAATATCGCCTTTTTGAGTCTGCTTGTTTTAATTTCAAATACTTTTCCCGGTTGCGTGCCCTCCATCGCATTTGATGTTCTAGATTGTTATGGTGAGTCATATCTTTCTTTCTTAATATATTACACATATAAATTTTAAATTCAATTTTTTCGTAATATTATTATTTTGTTATATTATAGCTATCAATTAACGTC